CTCTTTTTGGTTTCTTATAGCCATTCTGACTTTTACTAGAATTTTTAGAATGTATGCCTTTACGTTTCTTATTCTTAGTCGTTCTAAAAGTAAAAACTATTTTAGCCATACTATGCTGTTACTGCAATAAATTCTACATCACAAGTTGCAGTATCTGCTTGAGCTAATACAGAAGTTATATCTGCTAAAGCACCAAATGTAGTTCCTGTTGCTGCATCCATTTCATTGTTCATTAGCATTAAGCTCTCTCCTGCTGCAAGTTTATACCAAAAACTATCTGCACCATTATATAGTCTTAGTGTTACAAAATTAGTATCATCTAAATTAGTAATTCTAAAGTAAGCATAATCTGCTGCTACTCCTATACCTGCACTATCTGCTGCTTCCCAGTTAAACAAAGCAGTTTCTGATGTAGCTACATTTAAAATTCTTTGGTCTACTTTACCTTTAGAAGTAAAAGTTTTCTCTACAGTATTACCATATGCCACGCCATTCAAAGTGTATGATTCTACTATAGTTACTGTTAAGTTTGCTGCTGTTACTGTACTTGCCATATTATTTTTTTGTTTTTGTAAATTTATAAATTGAGAATCCTATTGCCATTAATAAAGATATTGTCGTTAGTATTTCATTAAACGATGCTAACGATATTCCTATTGCTCCTGCATTTGCCATTCCCACCTGTATCGTATCTTCAATTGTATCTTTCATTTTATTTTGTTTGTTAATTGTCATAGCCAACTTGTATTCCCAACTTAAAAAATGTTGTTGCTGCTGTTGATGCTTTTACCATTGCAAATAATACATCTCCTGCTGCTAAACTTGTTTCTGGAGTTAAGTTTCTAGTTACTTGTAAATTATCGTTACTTGATTGTCCTGTTATTGTTAATTCGTTTAATAGTACTGGATCAATAGCACCAGTATTTCCTGCTACAAATGTCATCTTACATAAAGCTACTGTTATTGTTGCTGCACTTGTTGCATTTGCCCACATATACAAAGTGTTTACATTACAAGCATTGTGCATTACAAATGATTTTACTTTAAAAAAATCACCTATATCTAAACCTGTTTGACCAATAGTGCCTGAACCATAGTCTTGGTTGTATTCATTTGGTGATTGACCATCAGTCATATTAGCACCATAGTGATAATTAGAATTAGTCAATGTAGCATAACCTTGTATGTCAAATGTATCAGTTTTTATTAGGTTTTTCTTTGTCCATAACAAACTACCATCTGTATTACCTGTACCACTACCTACAGTTTTACTTAGTATGGTATCATTACCTGCAGACTCAAAACCTTTTGGGTTGTGTCTGTTTACATCTGTTAAATTTTTGTGTTCGTTAGCAGCCATATTTATTTAAGTAATCTTTAAACCTATCATCTAATTTATTTTTCTCTTTATCTATTTGGTCAAGTTTTTTTATTGCCCACTCAACACCACTTGTTCCACCCCAAGCATCCCACATTATACCTCCACAACCTTCATCATAAGGAACATCTTTGTGTTGCTGATGTCTTTTAAAAGATGCCATACGAGCTATAGTATCTCTTGATAAACTTTCTCTATTTGCTAATTGTCTAGCTCTTGTCCACCCAACCTGTGTACCACAAGAACTACCATTTTCTTCTTTATACTTTATTGCTCTCTTTGCATTGTTAGTCGCAGATTGTGGATAGTCATTATATGTCTTTGCATAATAGTCTTTGTTGGCAGTTTCACACGATTCTTTAGAATCATACTGACAGCTACCAGTTTCTCCAAATCTCCACATTCCATTTTCACATTCGTAACAAGGCATATCTTTATCTTTTAACAGTCATCACATGGACAAAAATCTCTCCAACTATTATAATTATACGTTCTAGGTCGTGAGTAAATACTATCATACATTATTATTCCATGATTCTTGTAAGCATAACCTCTTGCAGGTCTGTCTGATTCGTAGGTTGGATATAAACCATTCTGGTCAGAATCTTCCATATAGTCTAACATATCTTTTAAATATATCTCAGACTTTCTATATGTGTCTTGCTTGTATGAGTTAAGCTCTGAAGGGTCTACTATAGTAGCAAACTCATCTACATTGTGTACAATACCCATACTACTACTATTGCTTTGCACCTCGTTTATAACCTCAAATCTTACAAACCAACTTAAACATCTTACTAAAAAATCATCCATCAATGTTTGGTTAGCAACAGTTAATGTGCCATCATTATGCTGAGTTTTTATCTCTTCGTAAAACTTTTTACCTAAAGCAGGTTTTAAATGTGCTAATTCTGTAAGCAGAATAGTATTATTAGATATTAATGCAGGGTCTGTATTAGCATTTGTAAAGCTATTACTGATAACTTCTCCTGCACTTACTAAAGGTATATATTGATTTACGTTTGCCATATTATTGTTCTTCGTTTTGTGATTCTACTTCAGTTACTTGTAATTCGCTTTCACTATCTCCAATACCATCTTGGTCATCATCTCTTGTAACAATAATTTGCTCTCTATCTGTCAAGAACATATTACCCTCTTCTAGCATTGGGAAATCTTCATCTAACATTTTTCTCTGCTCATTAATAGTAAGTATCTTAGTAGGATCAAGCTGAGTAGCAAATGATACTGGTGGCTCGTATTGTATTAATAATTCTTCTGAGATAAAACCCATCTCTCTATTTAGTATATCTTTTATACCATCTAAGATTAAATCAGAAGTATCTTTAATTACAGTTGTCATTGCCATATCATAAGCAATTCTAATCTCACTACCTGTGTTGTTCATCTTACCAGAACTAACAATACCTGCAAGAGCAGGTTGCCATCTATGTGCAGTTACAATATTCTGGTCAGTAATTCGTTGTAAGTCTATCCAACTACCTTCTTGGTCATCTTTTATTATCTGAACATTAGCATTAGCAGCATCACCATTCTTAACGATAAACATTATTTTTCCATTGTTTCCTTCTCCAACAAACTTTTTCTGTGCTTCTTTAACCAGTTTTTTCGCTTCTTCTTCACCCATGTCACCAGAGATTTCAACGATTGCAGATGGCTGAAAACCATTTTGGAATTTTGTATGATTCCACTTGCCGATTTCGTAATCAACTGCGATATGATCCAATGCAGCAACATAGTCAGGTAAGCCATAGTAAGTAAATGTTGGTTCGTAATCTTTAAAATGCATAACAAACCTCTTACCTTTTACATTTGGATAAAGAGGTATAGTCTGTGTTTTGTCTTTCATTGTATTGTACTTTGCCCAGTCTGGGTGTACATATACTTCTTTCTTGTTTTTAGCCATTCTAACAGTAGTTGCATCTATATGGTATAGGTTTACCCCACCATCATATAAAACGCCTTCTACATAGGCATTTCCAAAAGTGTAATAGTCATCAGCTAATTTCTTATAAACTTGTCTTAAAGTTTCTTTGTTAGCATTTACATCTTTTATGTATGCTTGTATTTCTTGATTGCTTGTAACAAACTTAGCACCACTTGTAAATACAGTCTTTTGTGCAAGTACACTTCTATGTGTAGATGACTTACGTTTAAGCTCTGCTAAATATTGTGGAAATAAATTGTTGTTACCAAAAGGTATATACTTAGTAAGTACCTTTGATATATCTTGTGGTTCTTCTACGTTTTGTGGTACTGCTAAATCAAAAACACCAAACTCAAAAGTATTACTCTTTTGTTGAGTCTGCTTTCTTACTTGACTTTTTCTTGCTTGTTTTTTCTGACTCATCTTTTGTTTTTGTTATTTTTTCTATTAAATTATTTAAACCTACTTCTTCATAAGCATAAGCCAATTCTTCTTGTGTCGCTGTTGCCCAAGTAATTTTAAAATCTCCTTTGTAAGTTGAACCAGAAGATAGTCTTGCTTTGTATGTTGCCATAATTGTATAAATTTTTAAGTGTGATAAATCTACAATTTTTTTGTCGCAATCACACATATTAAAAAAAAGATATTAATAGGGTTTACAAAACCTAAGTTTATACCTATTATTTATCTAATTAGTATTAAGCTCCAGTAGTAGCAGTTAATGCAGAAGTATCTACAGTAATTGTACCTGCATACTCTCTTGGCAATTCAAATTGTCTTGCCATTAAACTAACTGTTATACCATTCTCATCTGAATAAGCTGCTCCAGTACCACCTTCCATACTTGCTAAATTCAAGAATGTTTGATTTTTTGAAGGAACATCTTCATTAGCATATTTCTCACTAACACCTATAACAAATGCTTTGTCATTAGTGTCAATAGCGATTCCCATCATGCAAGTATCTAATAAGCCTTGTAGCTCACTAAATTTTGTAACATCCATTTTTGGTAACATAAAAGATAAACCACACTCAAATGCAGTTGAACCATTTTCTTTAGTTGCATTTATAGTTAATGCAGGAGTTTCGTTTTTAAACTCATACACAAACCAGTTAGCATCTGCAGCAGTTTCTAGTATGCTTACAATAGAATGAGTACCTGCAGCACCATATGTTACTGCATCACCAGTAGCCCATGATCTTAGAAGAATTTGCTTAATACCACCTGTTGCTTGTAAATCTGCACAAGTAACACCTAAACCTGTATCTATAGCCATATTATTATTATTTTTTATAAATTATTAAAAGGTAAATAAGAGAGAGCTTTTACACTCTCTCTATTATTACATTATTGTTATGTTGTTACAACTCCCCATTGAACAAGAGAAGGGTACAAGAACTGAACTCCTAACTTGAAGTAACCTCTGAAAAACATTTTTTCTTCTAAGTCATCATAGAAAACTTTGAAAGAACCTTCAGGATCAGTTACATCAGAACCAATGATTAAGTTCTCAACTGCACAGTAACATACACCATTTTCAGTGTTACCTGTTGCTGCTGCACTTTGGTCAACAAAGATTGCTGGGTTAAGTGCTGCTAAGATAGTATCCCATTCGTAAACAGGTACTAATTCTACACCTCTGAATGAAACTGTTCTCATTCCTTCTTTAGTATTAACGATTGCTAAGTCAGCAGAAGAACCTTCAAGGTTTGCTAAGTAAGCGTTAAATACTTTAGGAGTTACAAACATTTTCTTATCACCTGCTGCTACTTGTTGAAGTGCTGCTGGTGCGCCATCGTAACATTTTCTTAAAAGTCCTATTGCGTGTGCTGCAGTAACTGTTGCAGTTGTTGCTGCACCTGTTTGCTGAATTTGAGCAGCCAATACTGTTGCATCAGCACCCATTAATTTCATCCAACCATCAAAAGCATCATAATTTGCAGTTGCGCCATCACCACCCCATGCTAATCTTACTACATCAGAAGCGACACCTGTTACTGCTCTGTTTACGATTGCATCTGCTAATTGAGTTCCCTCAATATTCATTACATCTACACCATTTCTATACATTTCTTCAATGTAAGTTGATTCAAACTCATCAGTACATTGAGATAAAGCAACTCTACATCTACCTGCAGTTATTACTTTGTCATCTATATTGAACCCTCCACTTTCATTACCACTAGCACAAGTTGTGTAAGGTTGTACTATATTTTTAAGAGCAGCAGAAGTGTAAACATTCATTTTATGTTTTACATTAGGAATAACTCTATAGTTACGCATAATATCATCACTTCTAAATACTGGCTCGTAAAATATCTCGTTTAGTTGCGCACCACCATAAGTTGCTGCGATACTATTAATTGCTACATTTGCCATTTTTTATTTATTTTTAGTTATTAAATTTATTTCTCATTCTTGATGCAATTGCATTGTAAAAACCTGCATTAGCATCTTCTTTTTTGTTCTCAACTACAACAGGGTCTGCTTCAGTTACAATCTCAGTACCTTTAGCATCTGCTTTGTTGATTTTAGCGTTTAACGCCTCAACTTCTTGTGTCAAAGTTTCGTTAGTTCCTTTTGAAGCAACTAATTCTTCTTCTAACAAAGAAATCTTGTTTGATAATTCAATGTTACTAGACTCAAACTCAGAAATTTTATTTTTTATCTCATCATTATCTCCTAGATTAACAGTTATCGCAGTTTGTTCAGCAACATCTGCAGAAACTTTTACATCACCTTTTACAGCAGTAACAATCTCTTCAACTTTGTTGTTAAACCATTCTTTTAACTCGTTAGTCATTTTTTTGTTATTTATATTAATACTTAATTTATTCTGTATCTCTTCCTGTGTGATGTTCTTAAACTTAGAAACATCATACTTCGCAGCAACTTTAATAGAATCAGAGATAGTATCAATAAAACCCATTTCTAATGCTTCGTTAGCATTTAACCAAGTTTCTTTATCCATCATCTCTGCAAGAGCATCATAAGATAATCCTGTCTTTTTTCTATAAATGTCTGTCAGTTCGCCTGTAATCTTCTCAAGAGTTTCTGCTGTCTTTCTCATATCTTTAGCCTCACCCATTGTACCACCCCAAGCATTATGAATCATAAACAAAGAATTTTCAGCCATAACAACCTCATCTGCACCAAGAGATATAATAGTAGCAATACTCGCTGCTATACCCTCAATGTAAACTGTAGTCTTAGCCTCTCTCCTTTTGATTACATTATACATCGCCATACCATCAAAAACATCACCACCTAAACTATTAATGCGTAAGTTGATTGGCGTATCTTTTAAATCTTTAATGTCTGTAATAAACTCTTGTGCAGTTATGCCATAAGTTCCTATTTCATCAAAGATATATACATCAGCAGTTTCACCTGCTTTGTTCTGAATGTTATACCATTTTTCTGTCATAGAGGCAAAAATAGAATATAATAAACCTTAGTTTACCTTATTTTCGTACAAAACTTTTAATATGTGATATTACTAGATGGTGTAGACTTCTTTCTCTCCTTGTAAACTATATTCTGTGCTTGACTTTCACTTATGTCGTACTTAATAGATAAATCCATCCAAGTGTTAGTTCTACTACCCTCATTACCTACTAACATTCTATCAAAGTCTGCAATAACCATATAGTTTCTAAGTCTTTTAGGATCAATAATCCCTCTTTCTACAAAATGCCTTACAACATCTTTGCAGGTAGGTGAAGAGCCAAATCTTTTCTCTAAGCCTTCTCCAGCAATTTCAATGAAGTCTTTGACTACATCTATTTTATTTTGCCTTTGCCTTTTTTGAGCCATTTCTTTTTTTAGGAGTTTGTTCTATTGCTATCCACTCTTCTACCATGTTTTCCCAAAACTTACATACTGCTGCTCTACAAGAAGTACACTTCATATCTTGTTTGTGTTGTGGGAATAATAAATGCCACTCTGCAAACATTAATCCTAAAGATTCTGCTTGGTACGTTGGAAAGTTTTTAGTATGGTTTTTGTTTTTGATAACTGCATTAGTCATCATCTTTCTTTTAGTCTTTGCGTAATTGTTAGCGATTTCTTGGAAATTCATATATGTTTTTTTACCATTTATTCTGAGGACACTTACCAAAGAACTCTTTTGTTAAAGATGTTTTCGCATCTAGGAAGCACTTGCAATCAGCACATCTTGCCCCTCTTGCTATTTTAGGTTTCTTTAGTAACATAAAGTTTCGGTAAAAACTACAACTTTTACATATATCTAACCTTTCTAATTTGGTTTTGTTATCAACAAACATTTGTTTATTTCTTTGATTATTAAATTATTGCATCTGATTCTATCACACTAACTGAGTTTTGTGTTGAGGTTATATCTGCTTCAACTACTACTACTTTACTAGCACCTCCCATAGCACCCATCATTTGATTTTGTCCTAGTGCATTGAATTGTTGTTGTGAGAATGAAGGCATATTAAGTAATCCACCATCTGCAAACTTAACACCTCCTCCTGCAGAGTTCATTGCTGATAATTGATTTCTAAACATAGATGTACTACGTTTATTTATAACTGCTTCACCACCTTCTAATTCTACTACTCTACCACCTACTGCAAACTTCTCACCACCCTGTGCGTGTGATTTACCATGTACCATACCACCATTAGCGAACTCTTCTATCATACCACCATTAGCAAATTGTTGTGCTGCTATTACAGCAATCTGAGCAGCCCCAGTTGCCAAAGCCAATCCTACTTGTGAAAGTGAAATACCTGCAAATAATACTGTAACTGGATTACTAGATGCCACTGCAGCATTTAATTTAATTTTTGCTATTG